TACAAGAAAGCAAAACTACGAGCGCACAGTGATTACATGTGGAATCGTGCTGTAAATGACTGGGCACTACAATTCTTAGACTATGCAGACATTATGGTAGAATCCAAAGCCAAGAACCTAGCCAGTATTGACCTGTATAAATATTACAAAGGAGATACACAATGGTTAAAAAATGGATCACAAGTAGACTCAACGAAAGAACTACACTTGACGGAGCCATCCTTATCGGTGCCGGCATAGCATTCTTAATATTTAAACCTATCGCAAGTTTAGTTGCATATGCGGCTATTGCATACGGAGCATGGACAATATGGAAAAAGGAATAGTCCAACTTACAGACAGTGCTAGAGAGTATCTTGCAAAAGTAGGTGACCCTAATGTGTCGCTGTCTGTAAAAGGTGGTGGTTGTAGTGGCTTTCAATATGAGTGGGGGACCACTGATAAAGAACCTACAATTGGCAACCTATGGCTAGACCCTATGGCTGAAATGTTTGTGTTTGGTTGCACAGTTGATTATGTAACCGAACTCGGCGGTAGTTACTTGGTTGTTAAAAATCCCAATGCTACTGCAAGTTGTGGATGCGGAGAAAGTTTCGCAGTCTAAAGTCTGCCAATTGGAACATTAGAACTTGCGTTCATGCTCCAAACTTTCTTACGCTCTACACCCTTCTTTTGTGCAAATACCTTTGCATCACAATCGCTACACACATGAAAATAATTATTGTTCAACCGCTTAGGATCCATACTTCCTCGCGGACGCTCAAAGTCTGCACCGCAGTTATCACATCTAAATTCACATACAGTTGAAGAACGCCAATATTCGTGTGCCTTGCCGTGCTTGCTCAATCTCTCGTATCTTTTAACTAATGTATATTCTTTTATAAACATATCGTATTTACATTAAGATTATAAAATTAAACGATAAATATGTTTGACTAAGGGAAAAATCCTGTCTTTTGGAGTAAAATATGGCAAGAAATGTAATTGATATCGGTGTAGAAGGTAACGACGGCACCGGTGATAGTATCCGTGAATCCTTCCGCAAAACTAACGAAAACTTTAGAGAGTTATATGCTGTCTTTGGTATTGGTGGACAAATTAGTTTTGCCAATCTAGATGATGTACCAAACGATTATACTGGACAAGCAAGCAAACTAGTTGCAGTAAACACAAGCGAAACTGGTCTAGAATATTTAGAACTAGTATCAGATGGCGCTGTGACTGGAGATCCACTTGATGATACAATTAAGTTTAACGTAACACTAGGCGGCAAATTATTAATCCAAGCAGGTAGAACAAAAACTTCAAATGACCCTGATCCGGAATTAGGCGGACACTTAAATGCAGATACCTATGCCATTGGTAATCTGACAATTAATGATACAGTAGCCAGCCAGTTCGCCAGTAAGTACGGTGGTAACTTTACCGTACATGACTTAGTCGGAGATAAAAAATATAATGACGGACGTTATGCACAGGCAAGTGAGCCAGGTAGATATGGCGGTGTACGTGAAGAGCCAGCAGATGCAAGTGCATATACATTTACAATTACAGCAGTAACAAGTTCTCAAGATCTGCAGATTGCTAACCATGGTCTTGACCATGCAAGTAATGGTGTAGAATACCAATATAATACCACTGGTGGCAACCTTGCTCCGCTCGTAGACGAAACGTCTTATTTTGTTCGTGTTGTCAATGCCAGCACTATTGCATTGTATCCTACCAAAGCAGATGCAGAAGCAAATACAAATAAAATCGCAATCACAGGAACTATAGGTGGTGGCGATACTCATACTATTGTAGATCAGCAGTATGATAGCACACTTGAAGGTTTTTATCTAAAAACAGAAGCACTTCCTAGAAATGCAGTAGTTCGCAGACAAGGTGACAGAATGGCAGGTGCATTATATGCACACGACCATCCTGGCGCATTAGCAGGAGCGGCTAATCTTTCATCAGACGATTTGCAAGTTGCAACAAAACGTTATGTTGACAGTGCTGAAACAAGTACAGCAACAAACTTGTATGTAAGTACAACTGGCAAGGACAGTTATAATACTACTGCTCCTGCAAAAGCAGGACGAGCACCGAGTTATGCTTACAGAACAATCGGTGCGGCAGCACGTAGAGCAGAAGAATTACAACTTGCTAGTTATACTGCTTTAGGTAACTATGCACAAACTATTACAAGTGACGAGTTTACTGTCGATGTCACAGTCACAGACGCTGAAGTCAAAACTATTCCGGCTGGACGTAATAATGCTAAGGTATTGATTGATGAAAATATTAAATACATCAAAGCAGAAACTATTGCTTATATAAATGACACTTATCCAAATTTTGTTTACAATGAAGAAATTTGTGCTAGAGATATCGGGTTAATAGTCAACGCGGCAAAACTAGATGCACTTACAGGTAACAATGCTAACTTCCTTTCAAGACGTGCAGGTATACGCTACTATGCAAACGCCAGTGGTATCACAGCAGTTACTACACAAAAAACTGAGACTAAAGCGGCAATTACGTTTGCAAAGAATCTAGTAAACACTATTCTACAAAATGTTGCTCCTGCACAAAGTTATCAGAGTTTATTTACTCAGTACCAGAACACAGGATACAGCACTGACGCAACAACAAGAAATGCTATTGCGGCAAAGTTTGATATTGTTACAGACATCATTGATGATGGTAATGCATTTGACGCTCCAGCAGTTGTTGATGGAAGTGTATATAAAATTGAAATGACCAATGGTAGTGTCAACGCTTATGTTGATCAAGGTGATCCTGATAACACAGATATCTTACCAGGCAAAGTAGTAAGAGGTAAAGAATCGGGTGCAATTGGTAGAGTAGTTGCATACAAGAGTGAAGATGCATACCCATCTAACCCTGCAAATACAGACATTTTAGAAGTCCAACTATTAGAACCAGTAGAATTTATCGTTGGTGAAAAACTAGAATATGCAAATGAAGTCGCATATGGTCAGATTAGTATTAGAGTTGAATCAGGCACATATCTAGAAGACTTTCCTATTAGAATGCCTGCCAATGTTTCATTAAAAGGTGACGAATTTAGACGGGTTATTATCAGGCCAAACGATCGTAGTTCACAATCACCATGGGCAAACTTGTATTTCTATAGAGATGCAGAATTTGACGGCTTGAGAAATGATAGCGATAGTGTTACAGGAATTCCGGAAACAAACTTGCCTAAGGCAGGTACCACATATGTTGATCCTTTAACAGGTAATGCTGTTGGATTCTTTGGTAAACATTATTTGACCGATTCAACATCAGACATTAATGTTAGTAACTATGGTAAAACCAACCCAGGTAATTTTACCATTGCAAGGAAAATTATCAACAACAACGAAGATTTTATTGTAGAAGAAGTAATAGCATACACAGACGCAACATATCCAAGTTTAAGTTACGATAGAAGCCAATGGCGTAGAAACTTCAAAGCACTAGTAAAAGCCATTGCAAATGACTTGCGTGACGGTGGACGTAAAGAAACACTGGCAGTACAAGGAGAATTTTATACCGACACTGCAACTAACGAAAAAACAGAAACAGAAGCCGCAATCAACTACGTAAGTACATTGTTAAATGATATCCTACAGAATAATGATGTAACAGAACTACAGTCAGATGAGCCACAAATTATAGACAGTTCGCTGACAGTAGAAACTAATGCTTACACAAATGCAGATGCACTTGTCGATCTTGCGGCATACGCATTTAACAGCAACATCAATATTCCAAGAAACAATAAAGAACTAGACGTATTTTTATGTAACGACGGCACTATTATTAGAAACTGTAGCGTCACAGGACATGGCGGATTTATGATGGTACTTGATCCTGAAGGTCAAGTTAAAACCAAATCACCATATTGTCAAACAGGTTCAAGTTTCTCAGCATCACTAAACAGACAAGCATTTAGAGGCGGTATGTTAGTTGACGCATTTGTAGGTAATACACCTATGAATGTTGTAGGTGTTACAAGTGCTTTTGAAATTGACGTAGAATCAAATGCAGGGGAAGGACTATATATTAGACGTCCCCAAACTCCTGCGCCTTTCTATATTGAAGGCAGACGTTTCCAAGTTAATGCTGTAAGAGATTATGACCAAGCAACTGGTACAGCAACACTTATTCTTGATCCTAGTTCCAACGAAAAGACAGGTTGGACAGGAACATTCTTTGGATCTGTAAACCTATCACTTGCAAGTCCAAGTAACCCAATTGAAATTACCTTACAAACTGCTGGTAACAGAAGTATGTTAGGTAACGACTTTACACAAGTTAACGATTTAGGCTACGGTTTGATTGTGAACAACGGCGGCTTATCAGAAATGGTTTCACAGTTCACTTACTATTGTTGGTCAGCATATTACGCAAACAATGGTGGACAAATCCGTTCACTTAATGGATCAAATGCCTACGGTGAATATGGTTTGGTTGCTAACGGTAGTGATCCTAACGAAATTCCAGATGCTGTAACGCTACGTGACAATATGGTTAAACCTTGTAGAACTGCACTAGGTGAAACTATTTTGACATTCCCAAGTGCTATTGGTCCGTTTATTGCAGAAAGCGGTCACGAAGTTACACAAGGCAGTGCAAGCGGTACAGTAGTTTTTGAAACAAGCGGTGCAATCCTATATTTGAAAGATGTTACAGGACAGTTTAATACAACAGATGATGTTACTCTAAACGACAGTAGTAACTTAGGTGCACCAGATGATGTTGATAATCCAGATTATAGTATGGATGCAGAGAAATTAAGCATTTATACCTACGACTTCCCTAGTTTCCCACAAGGCACAGGTGAAGTTGACATTGTGCATTCAAACGGTACTAAGAGTAGATATGAAGTTACAAACGTACAAAAGATCAAAGACTTTAGAGTAGGCGGTCATATTGATGTTCCGTTTACAGCAGTAGCTTCAGGTACAAATGCTAAGTTTGATATTCAAAATATTAGATCAAATACAGACAGTGCAGGCACTGGTGAATACGTAGCACATATTAGAGCCGCTGGTAGTGGTTACACAGTAGGTGATACATTTACAGTTTTAGGTAGTGACATCGACGGCGCTGACTCAACAAATGACTGTACAATTACTGTAGACACAGTTGACACAGCAGGTGTTATTAAAGCAGTGTCCACAACTGGTGATGTTAATTTCTTAGAAGACACTCCAATTTATGATGGACAAGTTTATAAACTAAGTTTTAGTAATGAGACAGCAGGTTATAGTAACGATGGTTTAACTACAGAACTAGAAGAAAATCATCTAGTGACGTTTAGACAAAACCAAACATTTGTTCTTGATAATGTAAACAGTCCGAGCGAAATTAAGACTCGTCCAAGTACAGCATTTGAACTAGACGAAAAGCCAGGTTATACATACCGTACAACTTCGTTTAGTACAACAGAAACAACAGGTGAAGCATTACCTGGTGCAAACCAAGTAACGATGACAATTGACAGTACATACGATTATATCCGTATTATTGTTGATCCTACATACACAGGCACAGCAGTACAGCCAGGATTTGGTGGATCTACACTTGGTGCTACAGCAGGTGACGTAGGTATTGCTATTGAGCCTTTAACAGAAGTTGTAGATATTGCAAGACTTCGTCAAGGCGATTTTGTTTTTGTATGGGACGGAAAAACACACAGAATTACAGATTATATTCCTAGCACAGGATATGCTATTGTTAAATTTGAAGACTATATGGATCCATACAGTCCAAGTGGTTATATTACAATGCACAAAGGTGCGTATTCATCAGGTTTGAATAGTTCTGTAGAACTAAGCGGCACACAAACAAACACACTGCGTTGTGGTTTGCAACAGGGTTCACCGGGCGATTTAACAATTGAAATTTCATTGTGTCGTGCTACTGGACATGACTTCTTAGACATTGGTACTGGTAGTTACAACCAAAGTAACTATCCAAACGTATTGTTAGGTGCTCCAAGGTCACCTAACCAAGCATATGAAGTACAAGAACGTAGTAAAGGTCGTGTGTTCTACGTATCAACTGACCAAGACGGTTTCTTCCGTGTAGGTAGATTCTTTACAGTTGACCAAGGTACAGGTACTGTTACATTTGCAGGTAGTATTGCTTTATCTAACTTGGACGGTATTGGATTTAAACGAGGCGTTGTTGTTGCTGAATTCAGCACAGACGACGGTATGACCCAAAACGGTTCAGACATTGTTCCAACACAGAACGCTGTGCGTGGATATGTCAACAGACGTTTAGGTTGGGACCACAATGGTGTTTCTATTAGTAATATTATTGGTGGCGGCGCTGTAGCACGTAATGGTACAACAGCAATGACCGGCAACTTTAATGCTGGTAGTTTCCGTGTAACAAACGTAGCGGCTCCGAGTACAGGCTCTGATGCGGCGAATAAAACTTATGTTGATAGCGCAACAGGATCGTTTAACTTCTTCGAAGGTTTACGTGATTATAGTTTTGAAAAGGCAGCCTCAGAAACAGATCCAGATCATACATTCCTTGAAGGACAAATTCCTACATTTACAGGATTGAAGAAACTGTATATCGACAACAACACTATTGCTGATGGTCCGTTTATTGCAGGATTTATCTACGAAGGTTCTAATACAGGTAGAGCAATTGATGTTGATACTGCTACAGACGGTACACTAGGTGCTGTAACAATTATTAGTTATGAACCTATCAACGGAACGTTTACAGGTAATGGTAGTGTAAGCAATGATGAGTATGATATCTTTGTTGACGAAGGTGACGCAGATGTAACATATAACGGTTCTGGCACAGATGCAAATGCTAGATTTGGATTGCGCAAAGGACTTACATACAATGTAGATATCCAAGATGGCGGCACAGGTTACACAGCGGGTGATACGTTTACTGTTCTTGGTACAAGATTTTCACCTGGAGTAAGTCCTGCTAATGATGCAACAATCACAGTTGATACTGTAAACGGTTCAGGTACTATTACAGCGGCATCTGTTACAGGTACTACTGGAAAAACAACAGTTCCTGTAGGTGACGCAGTGGCAGGTCCTTACAATGAGTTAGCAAACGCTACTCCGGCAGCAGGTAGTGATCTATCATTTGGGTTGACTCGTAATGCTGATAATGTATCAGTAAGTTATGATATTAAGACTGGTGCTATTTACAATAGTCAGGTAAATGCAAATGCGGCAATTAGCCAAAGCAAATTGAATATGAATGCCGCAGTTACCAAAGCAGAATTTACAGGTTCATATGGTGTTACTTTTGGCGGTACTAATATATACACATTTACAGGTGATGCTACAGGTAATAATCCAAACATAGGACCCCTTATTAGAGGAGGTACATACACCTTTAATGTGCAAGCAGGTCCAGGTCATCCTTTTTATATTACAACAGATGATGGTACTAACTTTAGTGCAGGAGCATATGTTGGTGAATACACTGATGGAGTAACAAATAGTAGAGCAGTTGACCAAACATTAACATTTGTTGTTCCGCAAGATGCACCAGATACATTGTATTATCAATGTGCTTTCCATGCACTAATGCGAGGTTCAATTTCAATCCAAAGTGGATACTCTCAAACTGATTTAGGACTTGCGGCTTTTGATTCTGGAGACTTTAGAGTTACAGATGGTTGGGTTACATTAAAAGGCGGCAGTGTTGATTTAGCAGACATTGAACAAATTGCTGATCTAAAGGTTATAGGTAATATTAGCGGAGCGGCGGCAACACCAAGTGAAGTAAGTGTAAGTTCTATAGGCGGCAATAATAGTATTGTACTAACAAAAAGTGATGGTAAAATTAGAACAACTGGTCTTATCGTTGGTGCTGATGATACTTACACGATTTTACAACCAAAGTCAGGTGCGGCAACAACTATCCAAATGCTGACACCAGGCGGTGCTACAATATTTGAAGCAACAGGTACATCAGATATTACAGCAGAGTTTGGTGCAAGTATTGACATTGACGGAAGTGGTGGTGATACACAAAGTACACTACAAGGAAACAGTACTTACTCGGGAGAAGGTAGACTAAGTGCTGACTGGATGTATACACAGTTTATTGAAGCGGCTAATGAAAAAACAGCAGGTTCAACAGGTATTGCACTAGGTGCAGGAACTGGTAAAACTAACGCTGGTGAAATTGGTCTTGTTGTAAAAGATAGCAACAGTTCAAAAGTACCATTTAAGTTTAGTGCAAGTGGTGTTGTTCCAGATGTAACAAATACATACAACATTGGTACAAGTAGTTTAAAGTACAACACAGTGTATGCTACGGTATTTGATGGTACAGCAACACAAGCAAGATATGCTGACTTGGCGGAAAACTACGTTGCTGATCTTGAATACGAAGAAGGTACAGTGCTTATATTTGGCGGCAGTGAAGAAGTTACCACAAGTAGCACAAAAGCAGATCACAGAGTAGCAGGCGTAGTCAGTGCAAATCCTGCATACTTAATGAACAGCGAATGTGAAGGTGAACATGTAGTAGCAGTAGCACTCCAAGGTAGGGTGCCAGTAAAGGCAATCGGTAAAGTACACAAAGGTGATATTATGGTTACAAGTGCTATCCCAGGATACGCTATGGCAGACAATGATGCTAAGGCAGGAAGGATTATAGGTAAAGCGGTTAGTACGAAACCGGAGGGCCGAGGCACAGTTGAAGTAGTGGTAGGGAGACAGTAATGGCTAAGCAAACTATTAACATTGGCACAAGTGCAAACAAAGGCGATGGCGATCCATTACGCACAGCATTTGACAAAGT